CCAGGCTCAATCCTCTGACACCTCCTGTCGGATTGCGGCATTGATCCGCTCGATGAAATTGCTCTCCTGCTCGCGGGCCGGCTGCTCGAGGAATTTGGCCTGGCCGCCACCCGGGTGGCTCACATCAGCCCGCTCATGGATCCATTTAGCGTAGGGCTGCTTGAATCCGATCTCCACTGTGCCTTTTGATTTGCCCTTTTGCACAATCCTCATGTAGCCGCTATCCCTGAGTGCACCGGATTCCACCGGCACGAGGGATTGGGCCAGAGCCAGGATCTGCCTGCCCACCTCAGGCATGACCTGATCCTGGATGGCCCTGACGACAGCATCAGCCCGGGCCATAGCCTCACGCTGGGCGCTGTCATCTCCTGTGATCTCTACCAAGAGAGCCACTCGTCCCCGTCATACATCACCCTGATGGTGCCGTTTGCCGTGGTGCTCGTGATATTGTTGACTCCGTCGATGGTGCCGCCGCCTGTCACATTCACCAAGCAGTGAGACGAGGCGCTCCAGGAGCCTCCCTTGTCCGCGATGACAAAATACTTGCCCGCAGCAGGTGCCGCCGGGATGGTGATCTCCAGGTTGCCTGCAGTAGTGTCGATACCCTGGAAATTGGCGCTTGTGTTTGTCAGGGAGACATTCCCTGTCTGGTTTCCGCCGCCGGCTGCCAGAGAGGTGGTGACCGTATTGGTCGCCGTGATGCTGGTGAGGTTGTTGGCCCCGGTGCTCACGATGTTGCCGCCCGTAATGGTGCCAGTGGTATTAGATGCCCCGGCCGTCACGATGTTGCCACCCGTGATAGTGCCTGTGGCATTCACCACCCCACCAGTCACGAGGTTGCCCACAGTGGCAGTCTCGGTCACATTGAGAGCCCCGCTGATGTCGGCATCGTCGCCAACAGTCAGGTCGTCGGTGGCCCCGAGATCATCCACTGAGTAGGTGCCGGTGGCGGTGAAATTGGCACAATACAGAGTGCGCACGTAATTGGTGCTCGTGCCAATGTCGTAAGAGGCATTGGCCCCTGTCAACAAGTGGCCGCTCGGATTGATGCGCCACACATCCCCTAGAGCAGGGGAGTGAGCAGACCAGAGATCCGATACCGCCGAGTAGCCCATCCCGGCCACAATGGCCAGGAAAACCAGACAATACGCTATCTTGCGTCTCATTTTATCCTCCTAGATACGCTATGATATGGCTAGCCGAGGCCAGAGCCTGGGCACTGTCCACAGCCAGGACATGGTATGTCTGGCCTGAGTAGGTGATCTTGTCATGGGGGTTGCAATCGGAGCCGGCCGGGAGGAATACCCGGGCCTGGCTCACCACCTGCTCCCCCTCGCTGTTGCGCACGAGCTGTGTCCGCTGCTCCACTCTAGCAGACAGTGTCACACCGGCCGCGTAGGTGGATTCACCGTAATCGTTGGAGCCGGAGCGCCTCTCGAGCGTGATGCTCTGCTTGAGGTAATTTGCGATCATCTCCAATTCCCGCCGTCAAATCCGAATGGCCACCAGTTGCGACCCTCCCCAGGATTGTCACGTGGCCCCAGGAGCCTCCCATTCCGCTCCACCCAGGCCTTCATATAGCGCCTGGCTTCTGGGGCCAGGTGGCCATCCAGGCCCGACACACGGGCCCCGTAGGCCTCAGAGAGCCCGCCCACGGAAAATGACACCACCCCTTCGGCCTGGAGCCGCTGTCTATCGGTGGTGCCACCTGTTGTCTGATTGCTCAGGATCCAGAGCGCCTGCTCCATGCAGGCCCACTGGACATCGGCCGGGATCTCGTCGGTGGGCTCCTCCTGGCAATCGCGCGGAAACTCGAGCGCCTGATTAGTGTCCACCTTGTACCCACGGATCCTGACCGCATCCAAATCCCGGGTGGCCTGCACCAGGGCTTTGGCTTTGTCCGCAGAGCTGGCCGCCGTCCAGGCGTCGGCCCCAAAACGGGCCTCGGCCAGGGTGTCGCCATCTACCACTGCCAGATAGGAGTTGCTGGTGGTGCCGCTGACCGTGGCAACCAGTGTCAGCGCCATTAGCCTAGATGGCCGCTCTGCTCGAGCAGTCCGGCCAGGCTCTCAGGCACCTGCAATGAGCGGCCACGAGGCACAACCATCGGCACCCCATTGATCGAGCACTCGACAGCCGGGAGCGGCAACTCCTGCGGGCTCCGCTGGAATAGTCTTAGCTTTTGCCTGGGCTCTAGCAAGAGCCTGGCCGCCTCGGCATTCTTGCGCCTGGCTAAATCTGTCAGGCCATACAGGATCGGCTCCTTGATGGGATCGAAATCCTCGTCCGGCTCCCACCCCAAGACAGCCGCCTTGACCGCCTCGGTGGCAAGCTTAATCTTCGTGACATCGTGCTCCAGCTCGGCCACGGCCGCTTTCCGCGCGGCCAGAGCGGCCAGGAGCTTCTCCTTCGGTGAAGGCTCTTGTGGCTTAATTACGGGCATCCTATACCTCCAGGGTTAGAGATCCCCCGGGCCCCGAAGGACCCGGGGAAGGGACATTAGGTGACAGCGTGCTCTACGCGGAGCATACGAGTCTCGTTGAGGATCTTGGAAACGTGAGAGACCTTCCAGCCGGCCGATCCACGCTGATCGAGAGGGTCCGCAGAGCCGCTGGAGCCAATGGGCTTGGCGAAAAATTGGACCATATCCTGACCCACGAAGGCCGCCTTGCCGTATGCATCCTGTCCAAGGATCAGAGTGCCGTATACGTCGATACCACCCGAGCCCGCGCCGGTGAATACCTTGGCATTGCTGGTCTCCACGAAGCGCAGACCGTAGAGGCGGCCGGCCTCTCCGCTGAAAACCTGCATCGATCCGGCATACTGGCTGGCATTGGTCCAGGCGCTATCATTGCGTATGTCATACACCGTCTTGGGGTGCACAATGCAGACATAGCTCCCGCCCATCGCATCTGCGAATTTGGGGACATTTGCTGTCTCCAATGTGCGCACGGCGAGCAGCATCTCGGCCGCATCGAATTTGTTGGACGCCGCTACGGATCCACGCGCACCAGCGGCGTCAGAGTACTGCACAGCCGTGCCGGCCGCCAGGACATCACGACACACCTTGTCCAAAGTGTCGCCTGCCTGCTCACCAAACATCCGAGCAAACTCAGACAACACCGGGTCAACAGCAGTCAGCTCCAACACGTCAGAATAAGTGATGAAATCACCATACTGGCCCGGAGTAGCCGTAACCTGAGTCACGCTCGCGTTGCTACCGGCCGGGGTGCTACCCTCTGTCAGAGGGGTGGTAGCAGCCGTGAGAGAGGCATACCGCCTCCACTCGATGGTCTTGCCGCCGCTCTGCGGGATCACTCTGGTCGTACCGGTCTGAGCAAATTGCCCGTGGACATAGTTTGCCAGGAGCCGATCCAGGAGCACCCGCTCGTAATAAGTCTTTACCGCACCTGATAGGGTGCTGGTGGTCTCAGTCGCCATGACTAACCTCCTACGCTAATTTTGCGCGGCCGGCCGACACATCAGCCATGAGCCGCTGGAATGACTCCGCATCCATCCTGCGGATATCATCAGATGTCACCAGCTTCTGGCCAGGCGCGGCGGCAGGGTTGCCCCCCCCGGTGCCCACCCCGTTTGAGGGTGCCCCGAAAAGGAATCCCCGCTTTCCTTTGAGTGCCTTGAGCGCCTCGTCTAAGCCGGTGATATTGCCCGCATCATCGATCTCCACAGCGGAGAGATCCGCGAGCTGAAAGGCCGCATCGGGATCCACGGCGCCCAAACGGGTGGCGTGAGCCTCGAATTTATGCCGGATAGCCTGCTGTCGCAGGGACTGTTGGAGCGCCTGGAATTCGTCATTCCGGCTCTCGAGCTGTCTGCGGAGCCTGTCAGTCTCAGACAGTGACGCCTCCTGCCGAGCCGCTTCGGCATCTCGCAGGGAGGCTAACTCCTTCTCGGCCTTCCGCAATTTGCGCATCAGGGCCTGAGCTTGATTGTCCTGCTCTGTCACCTGCTGCCCGGGCTGCTCCCCGGCTCCCGTGTCGGCCTCGGCCAGGCCGTCCGGGGTGTTGATCTCCTCTGACATTAGCTATCCCTCTCGGCCATCGCTGGCCGGTCAACCTCGGCGGGGTTGCCGCCGGAAACTTCCTCTGCGATCCGCTCCAACTCAGCCTCGGCCGGGCCATCACCCACCTGCTCGATGTCTCTGATCGCGCTATGCCGGCTCTGCAGGCCTGCCCCCACACGGGTGGCAGCCGTTGTCACTACCTCCTGCAGGTCCCTGGGCAGGCCGGTGCGCCATGTGATCGACACCTCACCCGCCGGCTCAGGCATCCCGAGCCAGGCCGCCTGGAGCTCCATTGCGGTCCTGAGCACCAATTTAAGGCACGGATCCCAATAGATTCTTTTGCGCGAGGCCTTCGCCAAAGTGCGCATAAATCGAAAATGCATGGCCCGGCCGCTCTCGATAGACCCGGCCTTATCCGCGCCAAATATGGCCGGACTCACCTC